TCATCTGCGCGTACATACTCTAAATTAAATCCCATTGGGGATGTAGTTACAAATGATTTGAAAAGAAGCATTACAAAAGAGGCAATTGATACTTTTATAGATGACTTTGGTCTTGCTCTCCCAATCACAAGTGTTATCAGAGATAATAACGTTGGAATTGCAACGTTAACATTCTCAAGACCTCATAATTTATCTGGAATAGTTTCTTGCACAATTTCAAACTCTGGAACTACGTATGTTCCAACATCAGGAATTCAAACATATCATAATGTTAAAATTTATAATGAATCTGGTTTAACAAATTGGAATGGTGCTACAGCAAGAGTAGTTGTGAATAATGGTCAAATTTCTCAAGCAAGTGTAATTGCTGGTGGATCTGCATATTCTGCAGGAACCTATTACCTTGGATTAAGTAAAGGTGCTGGAACACAGGCAACATTATCAATTGCATCAAATCAAATTTCTTCTTCTATTGGAAATGTAATTCAAACAACAGGAATTGGATCGGTAACTGATGGTTATTTTAGAATTACTGGAATAGGTGCAACCAATACAGTATCTGTGGCACTAACATCCGGAGATTCTTCGATTGTTCCTGGTCAATTTGTTTTCCAAGTTGGTCCATCGATTGTTGTGAGTTCTTCTCCATATAATTCTACAGGAATTACTACAATTAATTGCAGTTCTCCTCATGGATTAGTTTCTGGAAATAAACTCAGAATTGTTGATAGTAACAATAATAATCTTGGCGATTATATTGTATTAGATCGTGTTGGTGTAAATACTTTTACTATAGAGACGAGTGCATCCATTTCAGCATCTAAAGTGTTGAAGCATGGATTTTCCGCAAACTCCGGAATTTCGGATGCTGGAAATGAAAATCTGGCAGCAAGATCAATTACATTCTTTGCAAATGAAACCGCAGTATTAGAAGAAGATATTACTAACGAATTGTCCGAAACTATTTTTAGAATATCAACTTCCGGAATTTCCACATCATCCAGATTTTCAATCGGTGATTATATTCAGATCGATGAAGAAATTATGAGAGTTAGTAAATCATCACTAACTGGATTAAATGAAATCACCGTTCTTAGAGGATATTTTGGATCATCTAAAACAAATCATAGTTCTGGCGCTCTAATCAAAAAAATTAAACCAATTCCAATCGAATTCCGTCGCCCCTCAATTATTCGTGCTTCTGGACACACTTTTGAATATCTTGGATTTGGTCCTGGTAACTATTCAACAGGTCTTCCACAAATTCAAAATCGAACTCTCACGGAAAGAGAAGATTTCTTAGGACAATCTCAAGAAAGATCTTGTGGAACTATTGTTTATACTGGCATGAACAATAGAGGTGACTTTTACATTGGAAACAAGAGAGTTACTTCTGCAACTGGAGAAGAAAAAACCTTTGATGCTCCAATTCCAACGATTACTGGAGAAGATCCACTAAGATTGAGTGCCGTTTTTGATGAAGTTACGATTAAAGAAAGACTAAAAGTTGAGGGTGGAAAATCTAAATCAATTTTATCACAATTTGATGGACCTGTAACCTTTACAAATAATGTAAAAGTTACAAATTCTAACTTAGAAATTATTAAAGGTAATTTAATTGTTTCTGACGAAACTGATTCAATATCAAAGGATACTGGTTCTGTAATTATCAACGGTGGTGTTGGTATTGAAAAGAACGTTTATATTGGTGGAACTTTAAATTGCTCATCAGTTCAATTGGGAAATATTAAACTTGCCCAAACAGATGATAATACTATTGATACTTCATTAGGAGATCTTAAACTAAATGCAATTTCTGGATCAAAAATTGCAATTCAAACAAACACTACAATTACTGGTATTTTAAGTGTAACAGATGACATTGTAGCATTTTGGTCTTCTGATAAAAGACTCAAAGATAATATTACTCCAATTGATGATCCTCTTGCAAAGGTACTTACAATTAGCGGAAATACTTTTGATTGGAACAAAGAATCCAATAAAGAAGGGCAAGATGTTGGTGTAATTGCACAAGAAGTTCAAAAAATTCTTCCAGAAGCAGTTACAATCAGAGATAATGGATATCTTGCTGTTGATTATCACAAAATCATTCCTCTTCTTGTGGAAGCAATTAAAGAGCTTTCTACAAAAGTAGAAAATCTTGAGCAAAAACTTACAGATAAATAATTAAAAACCATATAAGATGCCAAATTATAATAAATCTTTCAATTTTAAAAGTGGCGTTCAAGTAGATTATGACAATTTTATTGTAAATGCAAATGGTTTAGTTGGAATCGGAACCTCAGTAGTATCGGACTATCTATTAAGTGTTTATGGTGACACAAAAATAGTAGGTTTCATAACCTCCAATACACTATATACAAATACTGCAAATGTTGGGTTTTTAACTGCATCTCAAGGACTATCAGTTTCTGGTGTAGTTACAGCAACATCATTTACTGGAAGTGCATCCGGATTAACCGGCATTTATGCAATTGCCGTTGATGGTTGGTACATTGATAGTGGAAATTCTCATATTTCTACCTCTTTTAATGTTGGTATAGGAACCACATTACCTCAGGGTAAATTGCAAATCGGAACTGCAATTACATTTGCTTCAAATGGAAATGCTACATATTCTGGAATTATCACAGCATTAAGTTTTAGTGGTTCTGGTGCAAATTTAACAAATCTTAATTCTACACAATTAACTGGAACGATTGATAATGCAAGATTGCCATCCAACATCGATGTTTCTGGGATTATAACTGCACAAACGCATTTTAAGGGTAATCTTGTTGGTATTGCATCAACTGCTAATTCAATCACAAATACTGCAAATATTACTGTCAATTCAATTAATTCTGGTTTTTCCACAACCGGAGTATCGACTGCATTTACATCCACATATGTTGGAACTTCTGGAACAGCATTTGCAGCACTTAATTCTGGAAGAGTTGGCATAGGAACGGCACTACCAACATCAGAACTTCAAATTCGTAAAACATCTGGTTCGTTATTAGAAGTTATTTCAGATTCTGGTCAATCCAGAATTAGCATTGGTCAATCTGTGGGTGTTGGTAAAAGTACAGCAGTTTTGAGATTTGGATTTTCGGCAAATTCATTCGATATCATCAATAATGATACGGGCGATGTAAGATTATATTTGCACGCCAATGCTACGGTTGCTGGAATTAATACTGGAAAATTTAAATGGATTTATGGTCAAAATAATGATGAACTGATGAGTTTGAATTATGATGGAACTTTAACCGTACCTGGAGATGTTGAATTAGGAACTTCTGGTATTAGTTCAGTCACAGTAAATGATGATTTATTTGTAAGTGGAGATTTAGTTGTAGATGGTACATTAACAGCATCTATTGATTATCCAGATGTTATAGATAATACGAATTTAAATAATGTTGCTGGAATAACAACATTACGTTTTTTAAATGCTACAAATATAGGAATTAATAGTTCTAATCCAACCGTAGGATTAGACGCTAAAGAATCGACTGCTTTATTTTCTTCCGTAGGAATTAATACGGTGATTCTGGGCACTGAATCTCTTGCGTGTAATGGATTTGGTAGATTTAACTCTATTGGAATAGGAACAACCGCACTCTATGAAGGAGATGTAGTAACAGGATTTTTTCAAATTCATAATGGTGCTCTTCGCATTTTTAATGGAGCTTTACTATTAAGTAGTGGTGCTAATGCTGTAACAAGTTCTAAAATTGGATTTGGTACATATAATCCAAGATCAATTTTGGATTTTGGAAATGTTGGTGGTGCGACTTCTATTGGATATTTTATTCCACCATCAGTATCTACCAGCGATAGAAATACTTTTGCAGATAATGTAGGACTTACTACTGTTCAAGGTGCAATCATTTATAATTCTACAATTAAAAAACATCAAGCTTATGGCAGCACTGATGGTGGAATCACATATGGGTGGCAAGACCTTTACTAATTTAACATAAAATGGCAGTTACAATCTCTTACAATAAAGGTGCTGGAAAATTTTATAATGTACCACTTGGTTCCACTCCAGTATCATTTTCTTCATTGAGATCTAATTTTAAAGAAACTAATAGTGGTTCGATTAGAGCTTCAGAATTACTAAGAAATACAAGTAACGCCGAATCAAATCCAATAGTTCCAAATGCGACAGAAAACTCTACGATTTCATCATCTATAAATTGGAAACTATCTCAATTTTATGGTGGAAAAATTAAATATTATGACATCATACAAAGCGGAACAAATGATAATTCATCTGATACCAATAATAATGGAATTAATATATCTTCCCAATCTTGGAATTCAAATTTAAATAAAAATATTAATAAAGTTTTTTACGTAGATGGAACTATTGGTTCAATATTAGCATCAAAATATGCCGCATATTTTGATGCAGAAGCGTATAATTTTGAAATTGAATTGAGAAATGGTGGTCAAATTTTAGGTGCTGGTGGTGAAAGAAATTCTGGAGTAGGAGGAAACGCTTTATATGTAAACTCTACTGGTCAAGGTACAACATCTAAAATTTTGATTACAATGAATGAAGGTTCCGCAATTAAAGGTGGTGGCGGAGGTGGTGCAAGAGGTGCAGATGGTTGGACTGGACCTAATGGACCTTGCTGGATAAGAAGAACATATGAATCGGGAGGTGGTTGTAATTGTGAATGGTATCCAGAATGTGGAAATCCAAACATTCCAGTAACCATTAATGGTACACAATATAATTCTAAGGATGCTCGTCGATATGGAGGTCATAGTGTTGGTGGAGGATGTAATTGCTTTATTTGGTGCAATAATACTTGCATAGGACCTGCATATTGTGAAGTCTATGATCCAACACAAACACCAGGTGCTCCCGGAGGAACAGGTGGAAATGGTGGATTGGGTCAAGGGTATACTCAGTCGAGATCTGATGCAATATCAACATTAAATATAACAAATGGACCATCATCAGGAACTGTAGCAAATTGCCCAACGTATGCAACAACTGGAGAGAATGGAAAAGTTGGTGGAAATGGTGGTGATTGGGCAAAACAAGGCGGTGGAACTATAAGAAAAGACATTCAAACTATGACGAATATTTTTTACATTCCACCTGCTTCTGCATATTATGGTTCTAATGGAGGTGGTCCTGGAGCAGCTGTTGTTGGATCTAATTATGGTTTCGATGGAAGAACCGATTTAATCGTTGGATCTAAATAAGTTAGTTATTTTTGAATTTACTTATGGAAGAATATCCTTCTCTTTTTGAGCAAAGTAAAAATTTGTCCAAATTTACTTTAGATATAATTAAACATCTCAACAAAACAAATGCAAAAAATTTATTTGCAGATGATAAACTTTTTAACGAAAGACTGGAAATATGTAAAAAGTGTGAAAAATATGATGCTAATCAACAACGATGTTTTGAATGTGGGTGTTTTTTAACAACAAAAGCAAGAATTATTCTTGATAGTTGTCCATTAGGAAAATGGACGGAATCATTGGAAAATTGGGAAATAGCATTTGAAGAAATGATTTCAGAAATTAATGCGTCTGAAGATGAAAATGCCGATACATTATAAAATGACCCTCTTGACAAGAGTATCATAATACTGCTAAAATTTGCTTTGTGAGCGTTGAAGATAAGTTATGAGATTTAGCTTAGCTATTGGTAATCCTCCATACGGTGTTGGAGGCAATCTTGCTATAAAATTTTTGAATAAGACTGCAGAGATTACAGATGACATCAGGTTTGTGTTGCCAACTTCGGTACGCAAACCTTCTTCTTTAAATAAGATTAAAGGTCATCTTCACTGTATAATTGATGAAGATCTTAATGCGTCCACATTTCCCAATGGTATTAGTGCTGTTAAACAATACTGGGAAGTAAGAAATACGTCAAGATTTGCAATAGGAGTTGGTGAAATTCCTATGATGAGAGAGCACCCTGACTTTGAGTTTCTTCCATATGAAAGAAGAGATGAGGCAGATGTATTTGTTGGTGAGTATGGTTGTGGACCCAGTGGTAGAGTCAAAACAGAGAACTTTACGCATTATGCCAAGGGACACCATTTCATTAAGGTACGAGATCCTAAAGTAGTTGATAATATGGTAGAGTTTGCTGATAAATTTAGAGAAGCAGCATCACAATGTAATGGTCGATATCATTTTGGAAAGAATGATTTAATTTCAACTTATATTAAATGTTTAAATGAAAAAGAACAAGCATAATATAGAAGTTGGATCAGCAATTGAAAGATCCGATGAAAGAATTAAGGAGACACAAGAAGTTTTTACTCCACAAGAACTTGTAGAGAGTATGATTGATGAAATTCCTTTGAAATTGCTTCAAGATCCTACAAGCACATTTATTGATAACTCTGCAGGATCTGGAAACTTCCTAATAGGATTAAAGAATCGCTTGTGCCAATATCATGATGAGAAGCACGTTCTTGATCATATGCTCTATGCCGTAGAAATGATGGAAGATAATCATAAGGAGCTTTGTGATCGTCTGGGAGTATCTACAGATCATCCTCATTATGTGTGTGCTGATGCTCTGGAATATGATTACTCATTTGGAGAACTTATCGGTATTGAACAGTTTTTTTAATAGGTTGAGGGGTTGACAGAGTTGGTGATCTATCCTATATTGATCGGGTGGTTGAGGCACACTGCCGAAACTCAAAATGGACAAATTGCCGAATTTTTAAAATATGAGTAACAAATTTTCTGAACTTCCTCAAATTAATATTCCTGACGAATACGTTGCGATTCCAAAGGACAGTTCTCTATATGATCTGAAAGCACAGATTGAAACTTATGCACGACCCGAGTATGAAACTGTAGAATATGTTCGTACCGAAATCGCTCCAACTGCTTCATTCAAACTTCGCAAGAACGTTGGGCGTTTTCGTGGCAATGATGAAAAAGTGTACCAAACAGTTGCCAAATCTCTGGAGAGAGGTTACAAGCAAGGCAAACTTCCTCCGATTGTTCTGGAGCAAACTGAACGGCAAGAACTTGAGAACTGGTTGGTGAATGGCAACCACCGTTGGATGTGGTATTGCAACAACGGATACACCTGGATGATCGTTGATGTATATCGCATCAAAGAAGGATTTGATGAGGGTGATGTTCTGGATGAAGTTGGTCTTCTTTACCAACCTCAACCAGATGGATCCAGTTCTGTTTTTGATGACTACAAAGCACGGGGAATTGCCTGGGTGCAGCGACAGAAGCAGAAAGATGTTGTTGTAACTCAAGAAGATGTCGATTCTTGGGTTGACAAGTATGCCAAGAATGAGACTTCTTTCACTCGTACTAATTTGAAGAAAGCAATCTTCAACAACACTGAGAAGTCTTCTTTCCTAACCAATTACACTCGCTCACAAGTGATCCGCTTGTTCAAGAACTGCAACTTTGTGATTCTTGACAAGAACGACCAGATCGTGACTGATGTTGTGGATCGCCTGTATGAGGCAAGTCAGGATGTTTGGATTCGTGATTTTCTTCCGACTTTCCTGCGTGATGCTGCGAATGGTGTGAAGACTCGCCTGAACTTCTATGTGAATACTTCCAACGCACAGGATGGACTGGCAATCATCAAGATGATCGAAAACCGTCTTGCACAACTGGAAGACATTCTTGATAATCTTGACACGATCAATGGTACTGGTGCAGTGCTGCGATCTTTTCTGATCTATGGTTCTCGCCCTCCGCACATTGTGGACACTGATCCTGCTGATACTCTGATCCCAATCAAATAATAGACCAATTTCATAACCGGCACATGGGGTTCCTGCGGGGACCCCTTTCTGCTATAATAGTCCCATACGCAACGGAGACCTTGTTCCAACTTCGCCCCCATCAACAAATTGCTCTTGATGCTCTTCGGCAGGTTGCCAAGGGCATCTGTGTTTTCCCTACTGGCGGTGGTAAAACCAACGTTGGTATTTTTGATGCGATTGAGCAGTTCCTTTCTACTACTGCCAAAACCATTGTAGTGGTTTCGCCCCGCATTCTCCTGGCAGAGCAGTTGTCAAGTGAGTACCTTGAATTTATCACGAATGCTCACGTGATGCACGTTCATACGGGTGAAACTCATCACTTCAGCAGCACTCGCCCTAACGTTATTCGTGCTTGGTGTGAGCAAGTGGAAGGACACAAACTGATCTTTACCACTTACAACTCTCTGCAGCAACTGCAACGTGCAGAAATTGCTGTGGATACTATCTACTTTGATGAGGCACACAACTCCATCAAACGCAACTTCTTTCCTGCCACAGAGTACTTTGCTTCTGAAGCAAAGCGTTGCTATTTCTTTACGGCAACTCCCAAGTATTCTTCTGTGGTGGGTAAACCTGGTATGAATGACACTGAAGTGTACGGTAGCATTATTGCTAAGGTTCCTGCTCCTGATCTTGTGGAAGGTGGTTACATCATTCCTCCCAAGGTTATGATGAAAGAGATGCGCCTTTCTCTTAAGGGTGAGGATATTGCACAGCGTGATTGTGAGTATCTTCTGCAAACGATTGCAGATCATCCTGTGAATAAGATCCTGATCTGTGCAAAGGCAACCAAGCATATTGTTGGTTTGCTTTCTGAAACTGATTTTGCAAATCAACTTGCAGAACAGGGTTATTCTGTGATGCACATTACTTCTAAGCACGGTGCCTTTATTGATGGCAAGATCGTGAACCGTGAGGTATTCTTTGACACTCTCAATCAGTGGGGTAAGGATGCTGACAAAAAGTTTGTGGTTTTGCATCACAGCATTCTGGCAGAAGGCATTAACATTTCTGCTCTGGAGGCAGTTGTGTTTATGCGTTCTATGGATGTTGTGGGCATCGGACAGACGGTTGGGCGTACTCTGCGCCTCCACCCCCAGGATGCCGCTAAGATCCGCTCTGGTGCCATTCAGGCAGGCAATCTGGAGGCATATACTAAATCCTATGGACTGGTGATCTGCCCCACCTTTGACAAGGCATCTGCGAACACCGCACGTGCCGTTCAGAATGTGGTGGACACCATCTTTGTAAAAGGTGATGTTGCCGTCAGCGTTGTCGGG